CAACACTGTCAGGAATGAGAAGAGTGCACCATTCCTTAATTACATGGGCGAGGAATGGTGTCATGGACAAGAGAGGAGGCTTTACAGAGTTGATACGACCTTCAATTGATTGAAGTTCGTTAGCAGCGGTACGATCGGGTGCGAACGCACCGTTGATAAGTGGAGTCATGAAAGCGGACATGCTCGGCTTGGCAGAGGGGTCGAATACCAATGGGTCGAATTGGTAGCGACGTAGAGAGAGCTCAACCGGGCATATGACATCCGGTTTGAACTTAGTTTTTGCGCGGTGATACTCTAGAAGAGGTATAGCTAAAGTACGATCACCGCCAACATAGGACATGACCTGCGGAAGAGCAAGCACGTAATCAGAGGTACGCGCTATGCCTGCTATACAATCGTCAACAACGGCGGAGACGACTGAACTAGCATAAGAATTAGTACGGCCAGTGGAAATCATTAATCCAAGGCGAGAAGAGGTCATGAGGCGTGTAAATCCATCGGGAGTCGCAACTGAGAGTTTAACCAGCTTAGTACCTGAAATCCATTGACTATATAGATGGGCACTGACTCCAGTCCAAGAGCCAATAGGAGTCAACATAATTAACTCACGGTCAGGGCTGGTGCTGCGACGGTCCACGATGTAGCAAGCAACGCGGAGGCGTCCTTTCTTGTCACACCGTGAGACCATGATGTGGTCCACGCTATAGTTCCAAACGGGGTGTAAGTATGCAGCGCCGCCAGTGACTCGATAGTCAAGCTGGTTGCGCTCATTGAACGTATAGCTGTAGAAATCGGTAACCTTACTTACCTTATCAGGTTGAACCGTATATATAATTGTGGGATGGACATTGTCGCAAAGGAACCTGGGCATGTCAAGATATTGATCGACATCAACCAGGGCAACCAAGGCATTTTTCGGGATAGTTTCCTTACGAGGAGTAGTGGTAAGGTCCTTGGTCCAATGGTAAGAGCGACTGCCAGTCCGACCATTACGTTCATCTGCACGAGACATTTGAATGTAATAGGCGGAGCGACCAAGTAGGTCGGCAAGGCGATCAATAAACATGGATGCTGAGGACCGATCTGCAGCGGGAGGTCCATGTGTATGATCTTTAGGTGGTTTGACGTCTGGCATAATCATGTCGACGAAACAGGTACGCACTGTTTCGGGTGTTAGGGTGGGGCGAATCTTCTTGCGGTCCAAGAATTGCGACTTACGGAAATCACTAATACGATCCGGTAGACGTCGACGTCGGATCTTTCGCACAATATAAATCACTACAATGGTGGCCCAGAAGTGAGGCATCACTGACACGGTAGTGGAGAAAAGAGTTTCAGGAGGGGGTGGGGCTGCCGGGGCATAGCGATCAAGGAAAGCATAACGATCGCGGCGTTCTTGTTCAGCCTCAGCAGTATACGCAAGGTGAGCACTGTGGACAGTCTCACGCGTTGCTTGTGCTTTCTCGACAAATCTCTGCAAGAGTTTGGCTTGCGTGGGGGTGAGGACTTTGTCGTTACCAGACGTGCCACGAGGTGGAGTGGGCACTTGGTTTTTGGGCGCTAAGCCGTCGCGCATGCGAGCGGCTAGCAAGTTTTCATCATAAGCGCGAATAGCATCGGCCCGAATGGCCTGCAAGCTACGCACGTGATGATAGGGATCGCTGACAAAGGTAGCGTCAGCGGGGGGATCGGCGACACCAGGGAGAATAGTGTCGCAAGTTCGGTTGTCATGGAACCCGGCCAGGGTAAGCGGGGAGACCGTGACAACGATCAGAAGCAATGTATACAAAAGTTGAAAGATTTTTG